GAGGCGTGATGTCAGGGAAATCGTTGTCATCAAAATCGTTTTGGAACCCGTCAAGGTTTGAGGGGTTGCTGCCAAAGACGCCCCAGAAGTCACCTTCATTTAGGCCATTGCAGGCGTTCATCAGAATGCCGCCACGAAGCCTATAGCCTGCTTTGCCCGGTCCACATTGTAAGGCGTAGCAACCAATCCAATTTACTCCAGGACCACAAGCAACTCTAAAAGAATGTCCTGATCGACTAAGAGAAGATACATTGATCATAGACATAGAAAAGAAATGCGGGGCATAAAACCCATCATCTCCTGATTCAATGTATATGTTTTTTAATTCACCTAAATAAACTTGACCATCAAAAACAGGTGGTGACGTTATGTTTCCAAAATCAATACCTTTTCCTGTACCAGTATTAACAACACCAAAGTTGTTAAATACTGGACGAAGGTAGTTCATCACAGCAGTAGTTAAAGCACTAGTAGCTAAACCAACAGCATAAATTTGAGATTCCCACGGACCATCTCCATAAATAGTAAGAAACTCTTTACTAATAGTAAGAGATCCAGTTGTTATGTAGCGACCACCAGGAATATAAAGGGCTCGACCACCATATTGAACACTAGATTCACAATAGGCTATGGCTGCTTGTATAGCAGCAGTATCATCTGTGTGTCCATCTCCTTCTGCTCCAAAATCTTTAACACTAACTACATCACGTAGTTTAGCTTGCACAGTTATGGTTGGTGATGGAGGTCCAGAAGCAGGAAGATAACCAACAAGAGATGAACCTTGTGTGTTACTAGTACCATTAGCTAAGGCATTAGGAAGAGGTGTTCCACTAGGAGTGTATACAACAGCATTGACATCATTAAGCCAGTCAGATGCTATGGTAGTACCAGATACAAATACAGTTGATGTCATGTGTGTTGTACCTCAGCGGGCATTACTAAATTTTAGCGGATTCTCGGCGAAGGCTGCGTAGATATATGTGCCACCGGATGCGTTGTATGAGACGTTAGAGTCCCGACACTTGAACCCATTTGACACCATGTCCATGTAGTTTGGAATGCCAGTATCTTCAGCATCTGAAAGGTTTGCAAACAGCCGCTTATTTGCTACGTTGTAAGTATCCCTAGACGTATCAACAATGATCCAGTTTTGCACTGCGTCTGTTCGTTTAATCATCAACCACCGTGGCCTAAACCCAGTGTAGATAAACGGACCATCCGCACTGCCATTGCCCGTGTAACTACCAAATGCGCTGTAACCTGCTACTGGTGCCCAGCAGTATGCGACGTAAGTGGCTGCAGCACCTGCATTTACACCCGACCCATTGCCTATATTTACAACGGTTGAGGATGGTGCAGAAGCCCAAAGAGACGTAGCCAAGAAAGCCGCATTGGTTCCTTGCAAGAACAAAGCGTATTGGGAAGCTAAAGAAACATGGTACACATCCCAATACCCAGCATCCGCACTACCATTGTTTCTGGATTTGCTGATGATGAATTGTGGCGTTGTGCCAAGCCCATGCCCATAGGAAGCAGTAGCCGAGCCATTCCCCGTATACGTCACCACACTGAACCCAGCAGTGGTGTTAGCACTCACCGACGAGGTGATAGTCCCCGCAGTGTTGCTGACCGCTGTGCCACCGGCTTTCCATTGCCAACCGACGTAAGTAATACCGTTTGAATTACAGCTACCCGCCCCGCTAAAATCACCGGACAAAGAAAATCCACTGCTACCAAAAGCAGTCAATCCGGTTCCTACACCATTTGCTTCTGCGTTTGTTGCATTGGGGTTTAACCCGTAACCTGCCCCCCTAATAACATCCTGGGCCAAATGATTAGTAATTGTGTTACGCCCCTTAAACCAAATAAAATCGGGTTGAAACGACACTGTGTTAACAGCGTTGCTGATGCTCTGCGTTGACCCATTCCCCGTATAAGTCGTAGCAGCCATCGCCACTCGTCCATCAGGTACTGCAAATGTAGTTGCCATGATTAGATGTTGAAAGTGTTGAGTGGGAGGAAACCGCTGGGGGCGGTGTAGACGAAGGGTTGCTGGCCGAAGTTGAAGTTACCCCCGCTGGTAAGCGACCCAGCCGCAGGGAAATATGTACCGGACAGTGTAAAGCCTGTCAGCGTCCCCATGATGGTGTTGTTCTTATAGATTGCAAATGTTTGATCATCTGAATTAAAGGCAAACCCAATAACATCACCAGTTGTAGCAGTAGAATAAGTAGCTAGCGTTGCGTTATTGTTATAAACTTTACCATCTGAAGTGTAGTAACCCCAGCCATAAACATCTTGGCCTAGGTATATTGACACGTTAGCATTTGCAGTTGCTATGCCTGCCAACAAAGGAGTGCCACTTACTACAGTAGCTTCCCAATAGTATTTGCCCGTTGCTGGTATTTGCATCGTGGCCCTTACCATGTATGCGGTAACCCCACCTGAAGTCGCATAGGTAAGATTGGCATTCGACAGGGTAAGCCCAGTGCCCTTGTCCAACGGATTCAGCACAGCATAGTTCGCCACCGTAGTCGAGGTCAGTGTCGGCACATCAGTCAGGGAGTCGTATGTGGACCCGGCAGTGAGGCTGATGTTGTTGGGTGTCCAGTTGTTGGCGTTGCCGCTGGAGTCTGCTACCAGGGTTGATGTGCTAGTGGTGTTCGTGAACGGCAAATAGAAGCCATTGGTCCCGTATGTCCCGGCGTATCGGATGGGGAGCCACTGGTTGTAGATGCTGGATGCGCCGAATAGCGTGGGGGCTAGGGCTTGACCGTCTACGAAGTTAACCTCGGCCATTTCGCCGTCGAAGTAAGCCCCAGCTAACAATTCCGCATCTTTGGCAAAATACGTTGGTTGTGCTCTATTAAAATAACCACCAAAACTTGCGGTGGGGTAAGTAGCGGTTGAAAACGAAGTTATTTGAGACCCGTTAACGTATATTTTAACTCGATTAGATGCAGTTGCTTGAGCATCATCATAAGCAATCGCAATGTGATACCAAGCTGCATAATCTCTAAACAACTGCGTAGTGGCTAAATAAGTATATGTTGTACCAAGATTATATTGGTAAAAAAGCAAATCATCACCACCAGTAAAACCTATAAAACCATAAGTTGCATTAGAATTTCCGGTTAATGACGTATTGTATATAGCCTGAAAACCACTAGTCCCACGCTTAACCCACCCACTCCATGTCCAAGTGTTTGTGTTTCCTGAAACGGCGGGGGTTCTACTTACATACGCACTCGCAGAAGACCGGAAGCGCAGGGATTTGTTTACGCTATAACTAGTAGCACCACTAGAGGTAAAGTATTCTTTAAAGGAGGATGTGAATACATTTGTGACTACACCATATTTGTCAATGATGTCAGGGTAGGATGGTTGAAAGACACCCGTTAGACCTTGTACGGTGATAGCCATTTTTTGTTACACACCCATAATGATCTGAACCGTACCGGATACCGCAGTGACACTAGCACGAACATATCGCCAAGGTGCAATGGTCGTAAACCCATCAGTAGTAAGAATAGCAGTCAGGGTAATGGTTCCCATAGTGATCCAGTTAGAGTTTGTACCAACAAAGGTAGCATCCTCATTAGACACTTGAATAAGAACCGTAGCTGTACCAGCAGCAGTAACAATAGCTTGGAAAGAACTATAAGGACTTTCCTTGTAGACTGGTGTTGAGTTAGCAATAGATGCTGTAGACAGCACACTACCAAAAGCAAAGTAGCGAGGTTGTTCACCACTCTTAATTCGGACATTACTCATTTTTCAAACTCCTATCTTACTTACGCGGTTGCATGTTGTAAAACTTTAACGAACAATTTCGTTAGCAACAATAACGTAGTCAGTGTTCAAGTTCTCCGTACCTACTGGAGTAATTTGAAACACAGGGCTAAGATAAGCATTGGTAACAGTAAAGGCATTGGTAGCACCTACTGTAATGCTTGAAATACGAGCTTGAACTGCACCTCCTGAGTACACATACAAGTCTGTACCATCATAGTAAAAACCAACATCAACATAAGTCCCAGCAGCTACAGCAGTAACTGCTGCATCCAAGACAGTAGTTGTACCGTTGATGACAGACACAAGGTCTAGATTTAGTTGTGATGCAGCTTTACGAAAGTACAAACCATCTGCTGTAATAGCAGCATTAGCCGTATTCAAACCAAAGAACATAGACATAACACCAGTCACTGCTGATGCACGAATACGTTGTAGGAACCAGAACTTATTTCCTTGAACAAATTGAAAGGCAGTAGCTGCACGAGTTACTGCAGATGCCGTAGCAGATGCTGGGGTTAGAACCAACGTACCACCAATACCAGCAGCACCAACACCAAGTGCTACAGCACCACCACCAGAAATGGTATATGCAGTAGCAGTTCCACTGTCAAAGAAATCGTTAGAGTACGTTGTAACAGCAAGACCAGTTGAACCACTAGTGTGGTACGGATCAGGGAAAGGGTAGTTGCCCAGAGGGGTTGCGGCAGTTACGGTAGTAACACCGCTTAGAAATCGGGTAGGTGCTGACATGATAGAAATCCTTTGACGTTGTTAAAAACACAACGCTCTACATTGCATAGAGCGTCATTGGATGTTTGCATTGTACTACTAGTACTGCTTCTTTTTAGAAGGAGTCTTGCTTGGAGTAGGCATCTTACCTGGGTTAGGACGTTTGCCCTTTTCTTTCTGTCGTTCAAAGCTCATGCTTGTTCTCCTTATTTAGAAAAACCCCCTCCTTGTGAGAGGGGGCTTGTTACTAAGAACAATCTTAAGGACCATTGACACCAAAGACTGCACGAGGATCAGACCAACCGAACGAATAGCGTTCGTAGCCTTTAGCCTTGGCATTCATGGTATCAAAATCATTGTCCATGTCAAAGGTAATTGCATGACGATCATAGTACTTCATGCCCGTGCCACCAGGGATGGTGTTACGGATAAACCAAGCATGGGGTGCCGAAAAGTAATGGTTTACTTTGAAGCCACCAGGAAGGTAGTTGCCAGAATTAATGACGTTAATGTCATTGTTGGCATTACCAGTTTGGTACGTAGAGTTCAGAATGCGTTGAGCATTGAACAGTTCTTGACGAGCAATATGAAGACTATTAGGTTGAATAGCGACCACCAAACCACGGTCGTTCTGCAAACCCATAATAGCAATCACAGCATCTTCAAGAGCAGCTTCACTCAAATCAACATCAACGGCAGGCTTGTTAGCCCATGTACCACCAGTGGTGTTAGTGTGTGCTGTCGAGCAAAGCTGAACACCATCACCACCCTTGTAGGTACTGTTGAATGCGCGGTTGTAAACGTTAGCAGCAATATTTTCTTTCGTTTGACGGAAAGACATAGCCAACGCAGCAGCACGCTTCTTGGACACCTGCTCATACAGGTTATCGTCCATCTCTTCTTTGGTAACAATATAACCCATAGCATACGCAATGTGCGTATAACGAGTTACAAAGCCTTGGACTTCAGAGTCATATTGCACCCCAGAGCCTTCAGACTTAACTGGCACCAAACCAAAGCCAGTCATTTGAACGTCTTCCTCATAGTTTTGGTTAGAGGTATCCTTATCAAAGAGGTCGCCATACTCTTCGGGATGTTCGTTGTAAGTCTGACCCCACCAAGCCTTAATACCAGGCCATAGTGCTTTTGGGTGTGAACTGGTTGAGATAATTCCAGCCATAATCTATTCTCCAATTATTAAATGACAGCAGTACCAGTACCGGCACCGTAGACATGATTGTTAATCTTAACCAGCAACTTTGCATACTGACCAACAGCATTGTCAATACGTTGGGTAAAGCCCATAAGCTTCAAGTTAGAAGTGGTGCCAGCCGTAAGAGTAGCAGCAGTCACTGTGCCAGAGTCGCTATAGGTAGTTGCACCAGCAGCAATAAGGAAATTAGTGTTTTGACCAATATCCGTTACAGCAGTAGGAACAGTCTGACCATCTTGAATCTCAAAGATCAAGTTTGGATCATCAGCAACAAGAGCGTACTGAACAACAGTTGAGCTAACTGGAATGCTACGGACAGTCAAATCAATGTTGGTAGCAACCAAGCTAACGCCAGGAGGAGCAACAACGAAACCAACCACAACACCAATAACTGCTGAACCAGCAACACCAATAGAAATACCAGCAAGACCGTTAGTGTCTGCTGAACCACTAAGGGTAACCGGATCACCAATGTACATTGCTGCACTACTGATAGGAACCGAGTACAACCGAGCTTGCCCAGTGTAGGGTGCCCCGTTGAGATAACTAACAGGCTTTAGACCGCCTGGGCGATTTGTGTTTGCCATTTAATTCTCCAATATTAAATTCAAGTGATTTTGATACCACCTGTAGGAACATAGAACCCAGGATTATCTCCAGTGATCTTGCCCATACGAATAGCAGCATCAATGCGATTGTTTTTAGCCTGAAGGTCGGCTTGATCTTCCTCATACCATTCTTGCCGAGTCTTCATCAGGTATCCATACTGCTCAGTTCCCTCTGCACGAGGGTTAACCAGATACCTAATCCTTTCTCCAAGGTCACCATTACGGCTAACCACATTCTCACTCACACCACCTACTTCCGTAGGGGTGACAAACTCATAACCGCTATCTACAGCTTCTTGAATACGACCTCCAGTATCCGTAAAGATGTGAAGATGGTATCCGGGGATTTGATCCCTAACCCCTAGCTTAGCTTCAGTGCCGTTAAACACATTGCGGCGTTTACGAGTTGAACCGTCCATTGCAGGAGCTGGTGCATTTCGTTTTTCTTGCTTTTCGAGAAGGCGTTCAGCCCTCTCTTCATAATTTAGAGCGCGAGGCATATTAGTTTTCCTTTAGTAGTGTGGTTAAAAACTTAGTTCCAGTCGAAGTCTGCTACATAAGATTCTCGGGTCATAAGCTTCTGCTTAACAAACCGATCACAAGCAGCTTTAGCTTCAGGAGGCAAGTTGTCGTAGCTTTGAGCATTGCTGTTTGCCCTGCTTTGACGGCCTGATCCTGACTCTACAGGACTACTACCAGAATTCTTTTTCTTGTTACCACCAAACTTATTAGGAAACTCTTCTGCTATTGCCTCATCTAGTTTATCAAGAAAAGGTTGACCTTTAAGACCAGGGAAATCCAATCGGAGGCTTTCACCAATACCGTTAACCATGCTAGTCATACGACGATCTTGCCCAAACCAAGTGTTGCGGTCCAACCATACTTGCAGACCGGGGTCGATACTTGTTGAGGTATCTTCTACAGGCTCTTTCGTAGCAACAACATCTTTAACAGCTTGTTTAGCTTCCTTAAAGTTTTCCTTAGCCTCATCTAACGCATCATCAAGAGCGTTAACTTTCTGACCGTCACCATCACTGATGGCTTGGGCACGACTTTCTTTAATATCCTGAATACGTTTTTCGTAGTCAGATGCCTTACGTTCGTAAGACTCCCTCTGGAATTTCTTAAACTCTTCTGCTGCTTCACGAAATTCTTTGAGCTGTTCTTTTGTATTGTTTAGATCTTTGATTAGGTTCTCATTGTTCTTACGAAGAATGGGAAGAATCTCACGACCACGCTTTACAAAGGTATCAGCATCAACCCAGTCAGACTCGTTACCTCGGAACCTTTCCTTGGGAACCCATCCTTGGGATTCAGCTTCATGACGAACATCAGATGCTATCTCATTGGTGACACTATCTTCGGTGCTCATATCTTACTCCTGTATTTTTAAAGTTGTCAAGTCCTGGCTAGGTAGGGGTCTACAAGGTCTACATCGGCATCTAGAGTGCCTGTAACATCCTTGTCGTTAATCATCCGATACTGACAACCATCTTTACCTAGGTAGAGTAGACCAGCGTACTTGGCAAAGATCACCTTGTCACCAACCTTACACCACGGTTTAGATTCATCAGAAAAACACTGCTTACCCATAGCAACGACAACACCAGTGGTATTACCCATCTGTTCTCGTTCCTTACTGGTATCAGTAGATAGGATGATCCCACCTTTAGACATTTGCTTAACTTCTTGAGGCTTAATAAGCACTCGCCAACCTACAGGATTAATCCCAGATTCATTACTCATTTTTTTTATAACCTTACTTAGTTGCTACTAAACAGATCTTCGTACTCAATGCCAATGATGACTGCAATAGCCCTACATCGACCTTTTACTTCTTGCTCATTGTCAAACGCATCGTTAATCAAACCTTCTTTCATGGATTCCCTATCAGCAAGAAGCATCTTCATAAGCTTCTTAGTAACAGGGTGATGCTTCCACTCTTGAAAGTTTTCTTCGGTAACTGGCTCAAACAACATTCACACACTCCCTTGGTTAAAAATCTTCTTACATCATTTCTTCTTCCCCTGGCATTCCCATTACCATAGGTGCCTGGGGTTGTTCTTGTTGTTCTCCCGTCATAGCAGAATAAACCTTCTGCATAGTCTGGATAGAACTCAAAATACCTTCTCTACGCTCACGTTGTAGACCAATTTGAGAGTTAATTTCTTGAAGACGCATCTTCTCACCTTCAGTAGCAATGCCAACTTTAATAGCTTCAGCTTCTGCTTTAAGTTTCTCAATCTTAGCTTGATTAAGTTCTGCTTCACTCATGAGTTTCAATAGACCCATCTTCATAGCCAGTTCAGATTCAGCCTGTTTAGCTTGAATCTTCATCTGTTCAAGTTGAATCTTAGGATTCTGAGGAGAAGGTATAGCGTTTGGACCCTTTGGATCAGGAAGAATCTTGTCAATGTTAGTGATCTTCATAGCTTTAAGAAGCGTGTACTCAGCTTCATAACGATCATACAAACCCGGTGTAGCGGCTACTCGTTGAGCTATAGCATTAGCTTGTGCAACACGTTGAGCATCAGAAGTCACACTTGGGTCAGCCGTAGGCATCACATCAGTCACAGGACCTTCGTAGTCACTAGCTAGGACAATGCCTTGACTCTTAGCATTAGATACGTATTGCGTGTTATCAGTAACAAATATCTGGTTCAAACGGTACAACTTACGGAATTCTTGCTTAAGACTACGGTGAGTGCGTTTAAAGATCCCATTAAAGATCTTCATGCCCTGCTCAGCCATAGTACGGGTAGTCTCAGCAGGCGTGTTTTGTCCAGGGTTCTGACCACTCAAGATATCTACTGAGCCGCCAATACGCTCCCCGTAGTTGATCAAGAGGTTCAAGAGGGTAAAAAGAACCTGTGAAGGTTCACGAACAGGAAGCGGGACTATCCCTTTACGAAGGTCATCACCTGTTGTATCGACATGCTTCCATTCCATTGGGTTGAAAGAATAATTACCACCACGAAGCTTAATACCACGGCTAAGGAAACCTC